CTTCTTACCATCTCTAATAGTTACATTACCGCTTGAGTCTATGCGCATACGCTCTAAGTTAGAATTAACAAAAACTAACCCATCACCACCTGCATTTCCGATAGCTACAATATCACCTTTAGTTCCCGTTAAAGGGTTTACGCTTCCATCCCAATAACTTGCAATAGGTAAATTTAATCCCGAAGAAGACCTTTGTAGATATAACTTATCTTTTATTAAAGCGTTGCCTTCAATGTGAGTAGTGAAAGCAGGATTCGAAGTACCAATACCCACCGAACCCCCTGTGAATATATGCTTAGTAATATTAGAATCACCATAAGTAGCACTATTAGAACCATTACCCATAGCACCATAGCCGATCACAATTTCGTTGTCAGTATCTTGTGCCGCAGACTTAGTATCAGCACCTATATAAATATTTTTGTCACCTAATGTTTTATTACCACCTCCCGACACTGCCTTACCTGCTCCGTTTCCTATTCCAGTATTGTAGTCACCATTAATAAAGTTTAAAGCATTAGCACCTAAAGCCATATTACGGCTTCCAGTAGTAAGACTGCTTAAGTTCTCATTACCAATAGCCACATTGAAAGTCCCTGTAGTAATACTAATGCCCGAATTCCCACCTATCATAGTATTATTCGAACCCACAGTAACCGCACCTAAAGTATTATACCCAATACCCAAGTTAGAGGCTATGTAGTTATTACCTTCCCAAATTCTAATACCCGAATTAGCAACTTGACCCTTAGCAATAAACTCCTTAGCGGTAATAGTATTGGTGGTCGATGAAGGGCTTACATCTGTTACCTCTTGTAGATTGGGGGTAGGAGAAGTAATCGTATCAAAAGATAGGTTTCCTGCGGCATCTGTTACTATCGCCTGCCCTGCCGTTCCATCTGAAGTAGGATAAGAAAGGCCCGCCGCAGTTAAAGCCCCTGTAATAGCAACTCCATTATTTGCTCTACCTATGCTGATAGCAGAATCATTACCTAAACCATCTTCGATTAAAGCAACTCCCGAAACAGGTAATACATTATTATCTTCTGTCTTTAACAGACCATCATAGGTATCCTTAATTTTAGTATTTGTAAGTGTAGCCATAGTATTTTAGGGTTCTGAATCCCAATATCCAATTTTGTTGTTAATCTGTTTTATTGCCTCTTCTACGCTTGTAGCCGTAATGTTCGTTCCAGTAGGATTAAAAGCTACTAAGCTACCAAGCATTTCCGTCTGCATAGCGTCCCATCCTAATCCATTGTACCGGTATAATCCTTTCGTCTTTCTGTTAATCCCTATGATTCCAGTGGTAGTTTTAACTAAAAAAATATCACCTTCTTTTATGCTTGTTAATCCGGAAAGCTCTGAATAGGTATCTACTACCCCGTCTACCACATCGTCAATTAGGTAAATATTACCCCAATTAATATTATTTTTTGCGTAATACGACATCCTTTAAGTTTTTAATTTGCTCCTCCTTTTTAAGGAAGGCAAATAGTTTTTTAATATTCTCCTCTTTTGGCTTATACTTTCTAATATTATCCAAGATACCAAGATGTAAAGTTAACGTCCTTGTCCGGATTCATGTCCTCATTTGAGCTTTCTAAATACTCCGGGAATAATCCACTGTAGTGGTCCATATAGTCCATAAAACGTCTCGTATAAAACTGAGCCGTCTCCATGAATCTATTAGTTAGCATATTGATCTCGTCAGTGGTCAATGTATCAGCGTTCTCACTTCGGTGCTTAAATGCACCTCCGTTACTAACTTGGTAGGCTGAGAAGGGCATATACTCTGCTTGAGCATACCAAATAAGCATTGGCTTGATATATGTGTCTAATAGAGACTTATAGTTAGCGTTAGCCGTAAGGTTTAACTCACCATCTAGGATGAGCTGTTGTAACTTCTTATATAGCTTACCGCCTAAATAGTTTTGAATATGTGTATCTTGAGCTACCTCAATGAAAGGCATAATCTTATCCGGGTCTAAGTTACCACTGATAATAGACTTCTTCTTGAGTTCAGATAGTGAAATAAATAGTGCCTTCTGTGCCATCGTTGTTATTTTGTTGGGTAAGCCCCTCCGTTAGGCATATCTACTGGTCTTGTTTGAACCTCACTTGGATTGTTTGGTGCTAAATAGCCCTCAGCAAGTGCCTCATCCTCGCTTACTCTTTGTTTTTTCTTGTATACTCTCTTCTCCCAATAGTGGTGACAGTTTTTACCTCCTTTGTACTTGAATAGGTTGTAAGGACGCTGGTTGTGGCCAAGCTCTGCGTTAACACCGCTACGGCTCATATTAGTAATATCCTCTTTTCTAAAGACAATGTCTCTTTCCGTTAATGCTTCCATGTTCTTACAGAAGAAACGACTGTTAGGAGACTTTCTCATAGGCATATATGCATAACGAACCTTGTAACCCTTATTGTCCTGTCTGCTACGTTTCTCTGCCTTAGCATCGTCCTCAGACACGGCTAGGTCTACCCTCTCAGCAGAAACAAGCTCCCAATCATCAGATACCACCTCGCCTAGGTCCTCGAGACGATCGAACATATCAGCTAACTCCTCGTCAGCAAGGTCTTCTAATTCCTCCGGCTCTTGAGACGAAAGTTTCTCTCCCGTCTCCTCTTCACGCTTAACCTTAGTAGAGATATTCTCCAACTCGGTAAATTCGATAGGTTGAAGAGTAACAAAGTAGAGATTAAGGAAGATACCATTAAAAGATAATATATCATTTAGTCCATCAATTATCGCTTGTTGGAATGGACGAATAACAATGTTATCCATAAGGATTGAGGCAGTACGAAGCTCCTCTGCGTTGTTACCAAAACCAGTATTATCCTTAATACCCAACAAGATAGGTGATACAATACCGTGTCCAAGCATTATCTTTTCTCTCGACTCGTCTGCCAAGAATTGATACTGAGCGTGCGCATCGGGCAGATGAATAGGCTCAATAGTCGCTTGGTCCTCCGACGACTCGTTAAACGTAAGTATGAATTTGCCCGCATTCGAGCTTCCGCTAAATTTATCGTAGATTTTTCGCTCGATAAGTTCTTGTGTTTCTTCGTTAGGTACACCGTTGTTAAAGTTTACAAGAAGAGAAGGTTGTAGACCGTTCTGTATATTGTTAATATGATAGTTTGCAACTTCTTCCTCGAGTTCAGCGTATTGAAGACACCCGTTATAATCCACTGGAGCATAATAGTAGAATCCCGGTTTATAAGGTTTAAATATATATAATTCAATAGGCTCACTCTTACCCCCGTTGCCAAATGTAGGGATGCGCTTTGGATTGTCAGAAGGCTTAATCTCAGACCACTTCGGGTGGTAGTAGTATGCCTTAATCTTTCCGTCCTTAGCCTTTTCGGCTCTTAGTGTCTCCATTGGGAAGTGCATCACCTTAGTGATCGCAGTCTTCTGTTTGTTATATACGATCTGTAACGCACCTTGCCCTAACAACTTATAGTCATTAACAAGCTTACGCATACATGATGAATGAAGAAGTAGTTTCATCTTAGCATACATCTCCGGTTTCTCTCGGCTATCTGTAGCCTCAAGCCCTCTACCGTATATCATGTCGCTAATACCGTTGATACAACGAGCATTGGTTGGACTACCTAGGTACTTCTCGATAAGACCGTCAAAATAGTCTTGTCCGTCATCACCGGCTAAATAAAGGACCCAGTCCTTATTGTACTGCTCAACGATCTCCGGAGACTGATAACCGCTTAGGTTAACCACCTTAATGCTATTCTTATAGCTCTTCTCCGGCTTGACGCTAGTCATTCTTACTTTACTTCTTACGTTCTTCGCCATATTATAATATTATGTACTCGTCATCCGGTCTAGTTACTGTTGTGTAACTATTTACGATCGAATGAACCTTTTTCTTGTCTGTCTGACTTGTTACATAGACAAGGTCTTTATATAAAATGTCTGTGCTTGTGTACAGCTCAATGGTGTACGTTGCACCTTCTTTTAGGGTAATATTTACCCCGCCAATGCTATTAGTCTCTAACAAAACTACATCTAACTCTTCACTACTAGCAGGTAATATCTCTGAAACCTCTCGTGCTCCGGATGATTGCCCCGGTAATAAGTATACAGAATAAAGACCACCAGTGCAGTCGTTATAGATGAAGTCTTGATTTTCCTCTGTATTATTAGTAGCTTTATATGTGTAACAAGTAACTGGGTCTATAAAAGATACCTCTACAAAGTTTCCATTGCTTGATAACTCCCATGTAAAATAAACGTCATCCTCGGTCAAATTAGTACCGTTCTCCGTCAGCCTAAGTATAGCACTATTAAGCACTGAACTATCATAAGATGACGGTATAATGCTGAATGTTTGTGCGCCTTGTGTTGGTTGTAATCGTATCACAATAGGGTAACCAAATGCACCTTGTTTTGTTTTTGTTTGAGCAAAAAAAAGAGGGCCGAAGCCCTCCTTATTTTTTAGGAATCGTTTCCTTAGAACCCAGTGTTAGGAGCGATGGTTACACCAGTGTCTAGAGCAGCAGTTAAGTCTGCCTCTCCACCCGGTGTTCCGGCTACCGCTTGAGCTACGAACTGAGAAGGAGATACTTCCATACCGGTGAAGGTAAGTGTATATCCGCTCATATCGCCCATTGCAGTTCCAGTTGCGATTGAACCTCCAGTAACTTCCATTCCGTGCTCTCTACCAGCTAAGAATACGTTACCGTTATAATCCTCTACAAAGATGTAAGGACGACCAAAAGATAGAAGTTTAATCTCTTTGTGGTCATCAGCAGATAACTTATGTAAAGATAGTTCCAATACTTGTTCGAAAACTACAGTACCGTTCTCGATCGAAGCTTGGATGTTTTGCGTGAAAGAAGAACCTCCTTTGATTACCTCATACTTGTATAAGGTAGCACCAGCAACGTCAGTAGCTGCTACAAGGTCAACGATATCGTTTGTGATAGTAAAGTCTACAGTACCGTAATCTACGAAGTATACGTTTCTTAAACCACCTACGCTGTCCTTACAAGGCCTAACTCTTCCTTTTGTTAATGTACTACAAGCCATATTAATTATTAGTGTTTTAGTAAGGTATTAGGGTGGTTGCCCACCCCTTGCCTTGTTAGTTAATTTTATTGATAAAGAACGATGTCGTCAGCGATTCCGTATTGTACACCGGCAGTTGCACGAAGAACCATGCGTACGTTTTGTGAACCGTCGATGTCAGCCATGTCGATAACCTTAACTTGGTTAGCGTCTGATAAAAGTCCGGTACCGAAGAAAAGGTTGCTCTTCTCAGCAGCTACGATTTTGTTTGAAGGAAGACCGTTTGCTACGAAGATTTTTACACCGTCGAAAGAAAGTCCACCACCGTTGTACCAAGTAGTTCCTTTATTATCAAGACCCGCAGCTCCGATAGTAGCTTGGAATCCACCTAATGCACGAACGTAAGCACGAGCTACGTTTTGTGGAACATAGATGAATAAGTCCTCGTTACCATAGATAGCAGAAGGGATAGCGTCAACAACTTTTCCTAACTCGTCGATTACGTTAGCAGCAGTGATTGAAGTACCAACTACATCGTTAGTAGCAGCATCAGTATCAATCTTCTTAACAAGACCGTCGAATAATCCGTAAGTACCTAGGGTGTCTCCAGCCCAAATAGTGTGCTCCATAGTCTCAGCAACTTTAGCAGCAACTTGTCCGATTAGGAAGTCTGCGAAAGAAGGAGGTAGGTTGTCGTAAGCACTGATTCCCATTTGTAGAGCTTCCCAATCTCCACGGAAATCTTTCTTACAAAGCTGTAGGTTTACTTGTAGCTCAGATGGCTCAAGGATACGCTCTGAAAGAGTGATTTGGTCAGCAGATAGTGTGAAGTCACAAGTAGCAGCAGATAAAGAGTCAGATAGGTCTAACTTCTTGATTACCTCTTTGTGCTTTACGTTTGGCTTGATAGTGATACCACCATTTGCCAATGTGTTCCCGCTAAGAAGAGCGGCAGAAATATACTGACCCGCAAATTCCCCAGCGTAAGTTGTAGACAACGAATTCAACGAGTTGTCTACGTCAGCTAAGTTTACTTTTTTGCTCATTTTACTTTTTTATGGAATTAATTTGTGAAAATACTCGATCTAGAGTAGACATTTGTCTATTCTGTGATAGGCGGATGCCTAAGTTTACATTGTTCTCTACAGACTCCGGAGAGTGAGAGATAGGCTCAACCTCTTCTACTTGAGAAGATAGTTCTTCTTTGTTAAGTTCTTCCTCAGTTGGGACCTCAGCCTCCATCTCCTTAGAACCTAGTTCATCAATTAAGGCTTGATACATTGCTCGCATCTCTGCAACAGCACCTTCAAGCTCTTCCTTAGTAGCCCACTTCATTTCTTCTTCTTGTGGCTCTACTGGAGCTTCTTCCTCAGATGGCATATCTTCTTCGCCCTCTTCAGCAAGCTCTTCTTGTAATTCAACCTCTTCTTGCTCTACTACTTCTTCAGATAGTTCGATATTCTCGATCTCTTGTGTCTCATCAGAAGAAAGCAAAACAGATTTCAGTTTTTCTACGATTTCAGTCGCTTTCATAAAATTGATTTATATTAAGTTAACTATTAAATTACTAAGTGTTGTATTTTTAACGAACATCTAAGATAAGGTCAGTCCATAGAATCTGAAATTGTACATTGCCCTCAGCATAAAATTCGATGGTACCGTTAACGAATCCATTACCAACAAAGAACATACCTATCTCAGTGATAGTGTGGCTTCCTTGAGTCTTGAACTCTGCGTCAGCAAACGGGTAAGTAGCAATAATCTGACCACTTGAGTTTCTAAACTTTGCTACTAACTTAACCTCTGTATTATTAAACAAGGTAGTTAGGTTAGCCGAGAATCTCCCATGAACGATGGAACCCGTTGGCAGTTCGCCTAAATCAATAGTACTATTTTGGAATAATCCGTTTTGTACAAAATGAGGCTTATATGTAGTAAGCGTTTCAGCACCTAATCCGTCATTAGATAATTGCGTCTCTGTATCCGCAACAATAGTTTGTGGTGTAGATGAACTATTCTGATAGAATATCCACCCACCGGCCTTATTAATAAGCTCGTCTAATACTACGTTTAATCTCTCAGCGGTAATATCTCTACTGCTATTAGGTACTATGGTAGCCTCTCTAATAGCTTGTAATTCTGTATTTGTCATATTGTAAAGTCGTTACTAAAATCATCATTAAACTCGCCCGGATAAATAACTGGGTCATTGTACTGTGGTGGTCCACCAACACTTATCTGACCAATACCTTGTGCTAACATGGTACCATTACAGCATTTTCTACTGTACTTACCGTTAGAGCATAGGCAGGCTCGTCTACTCTCACGAGGAGACGTTCTGCTTGGCGTTTGTCTACTTCTATTCGATCTCATCTACCTTGACCTCTATAGGGCTTCTTATAGTTCTTAGAACTCTTTAGAGAGCTTGTCTTACTTTTGGCTTGAGAGCCATACTTTTTAGGCTTCTCTATCTTCTGTACTACAGTCTGTTTAGCCATTACTTTTTAACGCAATTAGGAACTCGTCTACCGTTTTTCATTTTCCACCCGTCTTGCTTATAGCCTTCCCAACAAAGGTCCACATCGACAGCCTCTAGCTCATCTAAACCTCTTAGCTTAGACTCAACCCAGTTCTTCATTGTTTTTCCTCCCCATAGTAGATAAGAGATAGTACCGCACGAATCGGGCTTTCTTGCGTCGTAATACGCTTCCGCACGACTTAAATAACTGTAAATTCTTTTTAACGTCGGTAATGTAAATTTCTCCCTCCTTGCGATCTGCTGTCCTCTTACTTTCCCCACTTGGGTTGCGCATTTATTGTCTAGATTTTTGTTTCTGCTGATACCTAACTTAGCGTTGTTAACGGCTGAATCCGGGTAACCACCGTATGACTCTAGCTCTACCTCTTCCTCTAAAGCCGCTACGGCCTCTAGAAGAGCATATTCCGCTTGTAGTTCTGCAAAACAATCTGCGCAAAGGTCTTCCTCAACACTTTCTTTAGGTCGTTCAGCATTATCGCTAAAGTAACCCTCAATGCTAAAACCTTTAACCTTGCCAGTCTTGACATACTCGTTCCAAACTTCGTCATTATATACTTTTACTGATACCATCCAAGTACCCTTTGGTAGGCTAAGTCCGTAATGTGCAGACTTGTCCTTCTTGGGGTCTTCAATAATCCAAGACTCAACCACGGTAAGACCCTTTAGGTCATACTCATGCTCAAGTGTTGAGTTACTCTGATGCCCCCTAGATAAAAAGAGCTCTGACGCTTTTCTTACCGTATCCTCAGAGAAAAAGATATAGTACTCACTCTCATCCGGTCCTCGTCTGTATATCTTCTTGTTCGGTATAAGGGCTGGCCCCATTAGGAGCCTTTTCTCGCTATTAACCTCGGCTAACTCAGTCTTATGCGCCTTTAGCGCAATGAAGTCTTCCTCGATGGCCGGGTTCTCTACTACAGAGATCGCATCTATGCCATCATTTAGGTTTTCCTCGTCTATAAATAATTCGTAAACCTCCATATTATGGTAACCTATTTATTATTATTCGTTTTAAATTGAGGCACCCTCAACAATATTTCTATTCAGTGATTGTGCGCTAGTTACATCGTCAGATACAACGTATGCCTTAACCGGCTGATTAGTCTGTCCATTAATAACCTCCGCTAACTGATTAACTCCCGAAGCACCAACTACTCTAAAATCGGGCGGCATAGAAGGTGTTACACCTCCACCAGCTCCTCCACCAACACCCGTAAGGTTAGCGATCTCAGCCTTAGCCTTCCTGCGTGCTGATATAATAGACGCAATAACACCACCAATACTTAATGCAAAAGCAGCAATACCAAGAGGCCCTAATTGTTTCATGTACTCACCAATACTCATTGATGCGTCAGTCATTGCTTCTGTAGCACCTAAAGTTACTCCTGTAACGGCTTGTTTTCCTTGTTCAACTGTCAAAGCAGCATTTACAGCTTGAGTACTTAGAAGATAGTCATTATTAGCCTTAATCCTTGCACGAGACACTGCTTGAATAAGTGCCTTCTCCCTTTGAGCTCTTTGCCATGCTAAGAAGGCCATTCTCTCTTGCATAATCATCTCTGCAAGCGCAATACCTTGCTTAATAGTGAACATATCACGCTCCGCCTTAATCCTATTCTCTTGAACAGCATTTTCCCTTGCTTGTAGCTCTTCTAGTTGTCGCTCCTTCTCCTCTTTGGTTAACGCATCGTTAGCCTTAATAAGGTCCATCTGTTGATTGATGTATCCGACTTGACGTTCGAACCTAGATGTAGAGATTTGAGACAATTCATCAATAAGGGTAGAACTTTGTTGCATAATCTCGGTCATCTTATCATGTCTCTTCTGTTCCCACTCTAAGGCGTTATCATAGCTCTGTCTGATAGCGTCTGCTTGCTTATCAATACTTTCGATAACAGCATCTCTTTCCTCAGATATATTCTCTAACCTTTTCTTTTTAGCCTTCTCGCCTCTTTCAAATGACTCTACGTCTAGCTCATCATTAATCTCCTTAATCTTAGCCGCATAGAACTCCTCAATAAAGATTAGTTGTTCAGCAGTAGCTCCGGCTAACTTAGCTCTTTCTAACGCACGAACTTTTTCTAGCTCTAGTTTAGCTAATCCATGCATATCTGTACGAAGGAAGTCCTCCTCCATCATCTCAGCTAGCCATTCGTAAAACTCCTTCTCGTCCTCCTTCTTCTTCTCGTTAGCAGCTTTTTGCTCCTCGTAAACAGCATTTTCTTTCTCTAATATCTTCTGCTGAATTTTAAGGTTTAACTCTCCAACCTCAACAGCACCTTGTTTTCCGGCATCAATAAGAGCTTTCATCTCCTTTTCAAGCAAGTCTATTTCAATCTGAATAGCCTCAGAGCCTTCTTTGCCTCGAGTAGCTCTTTGCTTCTCTTGCTCCTTTTGGAACTCAGCAAACTTCTCAAGATACTTATCCATCTCGGTTTGCTTAAGGACTCTATCTAGTTCTTCTTGAGCCTTAGCAGTTTCGTCAATAGCAGCCGCCAATTCTTGGTTGGCATCTCTAGCATCCTTATCCTTTTGAATGCGCTCGTTTATAATAGCTATTTCGTGTTGTGCAGAGATCTGTCTTCTTCTATCTCCGTCCTCTTTAGCATTAGTAAGGGTTCTCTCGTATACCGCTAGTGTAGAAAGAAGAACCTCTCTTTTCTTCATAGACATAATGTCGTCTAGGTTGACATCCTTGTTCTTCTCGTAGATATCATTCTTCTCCTCCTCAGCTTGTTTTAGCTTAATGGATGCGGCAATGTATTCGTTGGTAAACTGAATACGAGCCTCTTCGTCGCCAGTAAGTTCCTTTAACTGCTCCGCATATTTCTTGTCAGCGGCCGATAAAGCACCCATAATCTCAGACTTAGCCTCCATAGACGCATTAACATCGTTGAAAGCACCGGCAAGAGCTTGAAGAGTTTTAGTCTCCAATATCATTGCGTCAGTAAATTCCTTAGTCTGCTGTTCGGCCTCTTTCTTGCGTCTTGTAAAGTATGTAATACCGGCTGTAACTAACGATAAGGCTAATAGGTATGTGTTAGGTCCTCCACCAAACAAAGTCTTTGTAAGTTCCTTAAATGCGTTCTTAGAGCTACCGGTCTTATTTACTAAGTCAGCGAACTGGCTACCCAACTGTTCAATGTTGTTCGCCACACCTTGAATACCATAAGGTGCATCTTGAATAACACGGGTAAATTCCGTTGCGGCAGAGCCCGCAGCTCCCGCAGAGTGAGCAGTACTTACTTGCGCCTTTGTAAGGTCTTGGAACTTAGGGTTAAGCTTACTCATCTCCTTACGAGCGGCCGCAATACGCATCTCATATTCAGCGTACTTCTCTGTCGTATTAGCTAAGTTAGCTTGTTCCTCTTGTAAGCTATAGATTAATTGCTTATAATAAGCCGGTGAACCCTCTACTACAATCTGCTCCTCCTTTCTAACGTCAGAAAGCTCTCTAATACTAGCAGTATGCTCATCTATAGTTACTTGTAGCTTACGGTATTCCTCGTTATCCTTAGCAAGGTTTTGCTGTTTTTGTTGTAGAAGAGCGATCTCTTGTTTATAATAGCCGATAGTACCCTCTTGAGCCACCTCATGCTCCTCCATGGTATTAGTAAGGGCCTTGTACTCGTTTTTTAACTTATCAATCTCTTTCTGTAATGCACGGTACTGAGCGTTGCTCTTTTTTCTGTTGTTCTGCTCGAGCTCTAGTAATCTAATCTGATTCTGAATATCTGCGGCTGAACCTTTTATGGCTTGACTTAGTTGCTCCTCAGCAGCGGCCTGTGCGTCAGCGGCCTTCTGAGCCTTAGTCCTAGTATCTGTAAGTTTTGCAATTTTTGCGTCTAAGTCAGCAACAATTTGCATATTCTCACGATACTGTGAGTTGGTCTTAGATAAAGACTCGGCAATATTGATATGTTCTGATCTCTGACGTTGTAAGTTCTTGATTGAACCTGCCACGGCATCACCCATAGAGTTAACGGCGGCACGAACACGACTTGCGGCCATCTCATTCGCCTTTCCTAACTCCTCAAAAGGTATTCTAAGGTCTCTAATCTTACCCTCTAAATCATTCAGCTTGACTATCGCATCTTTGTAGTCTACCTCAATTACTATTTGGTTTGCCATGCCTTCTTAATTTTTCTTTTTATTAGTTTAACTGCTTGCTTAAGTGTGGTCGGTATCTTGTTTGACCCCTTAGCAAAGTCTATATCCGGGTCTCCAACAAAGAAATCATCTTGCTGAAGTAAATTAAATATTACCTTTATCATAATTCTGACGGCTTAGTGTTAAGTAGCTCAAATGATGTCTTACCGGTGGTAATATCCATCTTCATTGAATTTATTCTGTATAAACGGTCGTTAATAACGATAACATCTGATAATTCTATCTTATTACCGTAGTCTGCTAACTTCGTTACGGGCAAATATGCCGTCACCTTTGTTAAACGGTTCTTTATATCAAAAATGTTAGCGATATACTTCTCATAAAACCTAGTAAAAAGTGTGTTCTCGGCCAACTGACCATCATACTCATTTAACTCGGCATTAAAATGGATGTTAGGTGATGTCTCATCAATAATGTCCTCTAGATTAGACGGAACAGTGATTGTAGTATCTGTTGGAAGAGTAACTAATGAGCCGTTATCATTAACAGATAATGGGAAAATAGTAGTTACTTGGTAAGCGTAGAATATAAAAGGAGAGCCTAAGTGTCCGTTATTGTTATCATCTACGAACCACCCGTACATAACATTGGTGTTAGAAGATGGTGCGTTATCATCAATAAGTCTTTCAAACTTAACATGGGCAAAATCCGGCTCTATCTTGTAAACCGTGCCCGATAAAGAATCCTCAGTGGTATATTCAGCACCACCCCACTCTAAATCTGAGATTTCTTGGATGTGTTGCGCCGCAAGTTTCGTCTTTGTATCCTTATACTTAAAGAAAACCTCCTTGTAAGGTAGAGCAACATCAACCTCAGAGCTAGAAACATCAACAAATCGTGTTATATCGTGTTTTGTGTCGCTATAATAATCATTTAGCGGTAAAACATTAATCTTACCATCCTTCTCAACGTAGGCAACAAGGTTAAACATCTTGAATAGGCTAGATAAGAAGTCAATTACCTTTTGTTCCGGTATTTGATCGGCTACATTAAAGTCTATAGTAGGTGAGAACAATAAGATGCTTGCATCCTCTTGCTGAACATCACTTGGCCCGTCCTTGTATACCCACGCTAATTCGGAGAATGTAATCTGAGCATCGTAAGTAACTATAAACGCCTCAAAAGCATCTCCAGTATTAAAATTACTGGTAGAATAAGTTTTTGGTCCGGAAATACCTGTATACTGAACTAATGTGTTATTGTTCTTCTTAATTATAAGGTCATATGTTGCGGTTCCAATCGGGGAAGCCCTAAACTCAAATGAATCGGTTGTTTGATTAGAGCTAAACGCAAATACGGCTCGGCTATCAGCGTCTATATTAAAATACGGAAGTCCGGATGTTTGTTGAAATAAAACCTTTACCGCATTACCCTTATCCTCCTCAACCACATCTTTCTTTCGATGAAGCCACATATAAAGTTTAAATATGTCTGTTGTGCCACTTTTAAAGAAACTATTATCTGAAAATTGTAGCCTACCACCATATCTAGGCTCTGTCTCTATTGCCTCAATAATCTTATCTAACCTAACACCATACTTTAGCTGTTTAGGCTTTAAGCCTTGTACTGTAGACCCGTTATTATATAGGTTTCCGGAGCCTGTCTGTTGCGCCGCAACGTCAGAATCGTAATATAAACGCTGATTAGCCGTAACAAGTGGCATAACATAGTCACCGGGTGCGGTCTGAAGGGCGGTTATGATATCTGAGTTAGAATATGGTAAATCATACTGTAAATTAGACAGCTCAGAGAGCTTGTCCTCTCCTAAGATGTCCTTTAGGTCTACTGTCTCACCAAAAAAGGTAATTTTATAGGCAAATGGCTTGTTATTCTGCATTTTGACACCGTCAAGCTTAATCTTGCCCTTCTTGAATGTCATCTGATTGATGTCAATACGGGCATCTTGCTTAAAACGAGCGTCAAACCCATTATCTATGTCATAATTATAGTAATGCTTAAAGATTTTGTTGTTTGTCTTGCTCGCTGGAACGGTAAACTGCTTCGAGAATGAGGTAAATACCTTAGATATATCCTTTACGTTCTTAATTGAATCAGTAATTGATATATTCTCATCATCGAACAAGTCTATACGTTCGTTATTTATGTATAACTGTACTTGTCGCATTATCTTATACTCTGAATCTTATCAAATGCATACTCAAAATCAAGCGTATACTGGACCATCTTATCCTTAACACTAGTTTTCTTCTCTACATTATCTGTTTTTAGTATTACTGGCAAGATTTGCCCTTCTTCAGTAAGCCACACTTGTTCTGACATGAGCAACTGCGAGATTGCTTCGTTAATGTCTTCTGTGTATAGGTCTGTGTTAACGGTAATTGATTCTCTTGCTGCAACATCAAATCTTCTGTCGGTGTGTTGGGTTGTGCTATAGGTTACTGATTGACTGATTCCTTCTTTTAAAATACTTCTCTTGTATGATGAAGAGCTTGCCTTTAGGCTCTTAGATGACTTCTTGGAGGCCCAAATATCCTCCATAGCCCCATACTTATTATAAAAAGATATTCTAATAGGGGTAAATTTAGGCTCACAAATTCTAATTAGATCAATATTGTCAACCTGCAACCCATCAGTACTAGTTATTGTAATATTAGTTATCTCTCCTAATAAATCTGTACCGCTAATGACAATATATTGTATTTTGTCCTCTGAGTTATCTCCCGGGGTTATTTGAATATTAGTGTTCCATAATACATTATAATCCTCCCATAAAGACGTAACAACATCCCAATATGCAGAACCAATTCCTATATTTGCCTCAGAGCCCGCATCACCCCATACGGGTATCCTAATGTCCTCTCCCGGGATAAAATAAACCTTTCTAGCGTCTTGTAGTACTTGTGGTGTATAAGAGCCATCTAACGTAGTAGGGTTATCGGTATTTCTTGGATTAATGCCCTCTTCGAAGTATCCATAGCCATCAATAGCTATATGTACTGATGATGCGGTTGGTGTTGAATTATTTATGGTAGTTGTCCATTGCACAAAAACAGCATCTGTAGATTCTGTTAAGTATTCCGTAAGGATATAATCCCTAATAAGTTCTGATATCTCAAATACAGCCTTACCATTTTGCTCTACCTCTTTACTGAGGATATAGGCTGGGTTGTTAGTTGGAAAATCATTGGATACATGACCATCCCATATAAAAAGTCTCATCTCTACTGTTGCGGCCGCTGATACTGGGCGAACAGTATAATAAGGACTTCGGGTGTTAATTACTGCGCTATAGGGCATTTTATTTTAGTATAAAGTTATACAAGTCTTCTATCTCGAATCCAAACGCTTCGATGAACTCGTCCGGAAGTTGTTTAAAGTATTTTCTATAGGGCTTAGTAAAGAACAGTGTTCTCTCAATACCCTCTCTTCTGACAGCTCGTCCTATAAGGAAAACAGCTGCATTCATCTTAACGTCATCAAATCCGTACATACCTTTGGCGTTTAGCCAGTTTCTAAGGTTTGTCCTCATGTCTTCCGGTGGATTGATATAATCCTTAAACCCAAAAGGCTTTGAGTCTGATAAAGGGTCAATATTATTGATGTCTCCCGATACACCCTCTCCGGCCGCCTCAACCCCTTGGTCAACAAACATAGCATAGTCCGCACCCTCAAAGTCAAAGGCTATTTCAACAGAGTTAGGGTTTATCTTGTACCTACCCGAGTTTAAGACGGCCTCCTCTAGGTTTCCGCCACCCTTACCCCTCATGGCCAAATTGTTGGCGGCCTCTTGGGTTACGTTAGCGAGGAAGTTCTCT